TACCCAGATAACTGGAAAGAAATGTTAGAAGATTCAACTACTGAAGCTGAATTTGCAATAGACCCAACACCAGAAAAAAAAAAGGTTGTGGGTGCAAAGGCTGATTTAAAGAAGTTAAAACTTAAAGATTTAAAAGAACAATACCCAGATATAAAAGTTGATTTCGGACAATCGAAAAAAGACTTCATTCAAAAGATACTTAACCAATAAATGAGATTATCATATTCAAATATAAAAGATAGTATTCTATCAGTTAAAAAAGATAAACGTACAGACGTATTTCATTTTGGTATTGATAATCTATTTCCACAATTAGTTGAAGAACTTATTAATCAATCAGTGACTTCAAAAACTTGTGTTGATAAAGTTGCTAAAGCTATGTATGGTAAATCATTTGGTGATATTGGTAAAATCAGTATCAATGCTGATGGTCAATCATTAAATGAGGTACTAAGAATTGCATCTAGAGAATATGCAAAACACAGTAATGTGTTCATACATATTGGGTACAATGGTGAACTAAAAGTTAATAGTATTAAAGTAATACCAGTAGCACAAGTTAGAGTTGGTAAAAATGATGATAATGGTTATTCTGGTAAGTACATTATTTATAATAATTGGGATAAAACACAAGGTAGATTTGATGCTAAGAATTTCAAATATATTGATAGATATAACCCATTAAAGAATGTAATAGAATCACAAATAGAAGCTGCTGGTTCAATCATAAAATATAAAGGGCAATTACTTCACATACAGAAAGATTCTAATAGCATATACAGCTTATCAGATTTGAACCCAGTTCTATCTGAAGCATTATTAGAAAAGAATTCACAAACATTTAGAAGTAGAGGTGCTGAAAAAGGATTTTTGAACACCAAATTAATGACAGTTCAACCATTTTCATCAGATGATGAAAGAAGTGATTTCAAAAATACTTTAGAAAATCTTCAAGGTGCTGATAATGCTGGTAATGTATTACTACTTGAAGCTAGTCAAGCTTCAGATGATTTAGCATCACAAGTTAAGTTAGATGATTTATCATCAAAATACAATGATAAACTATTTGAATATTCAGATGCACAAGCTGAAAAGAATATAACAAAAGCATTTGGTGTACCAATGGTATTGATTGATACAACCAATGATGGGTTATTTGGTAATAGTGGTGAAATGCTACTAGAAGCTAAGAAACAATTATGGGAATCTAGAGAAGAAGAAAGAGATATGATAGAAGAAGTATTTGTGAAGCTTATGAATAATTTCAAAACACCAATAACACAAGATTTAACAATCATTTCACCATTTAATACTGAACCAACAAATGACAATTAAATTATTAACAGCTGAAGAATTTAGCAACTATAGAAATATATCTAAAAAACAAGATACATCTAAGATAGATGAAAGTATTAAAGAAGCACAATCAGTTGATTTATTTGATGTTTTGGGTTCTTTCCTATTTGATGTTATAACTAATAAAGATAATGTAGTATATGCTGATTTAATGACTGGTTCAACATTCACATGTGATGGTGAATCTTACATTCAAGAAGGTATAAAATCAGTATTAGCTGATTACACATATTCAAGATACTTATATAAGATAAACACCAATCATACACCATTTGGTTTACAGCAAAAATTCACTAATAATTCACAACCAGTAGAAAGAAACATTCTAAAGGATATGCAGAAGCAAACATTAGTTGATGCTAATATCAAATTCAGAATGATTGACAAATATTTAAGAGAAAATCAAACCACATTCAGTAGATACTGTACAGGTAATGATTCAACTATAACCAGCTTTTCACAGAAATTTTCAATTCTGTAATCAGCACAATAAGATAAAAATGAAGTAAAAAAAACAATTAAACAATGGCAATAAATGCAACAGATATTAGTGTAGCAGCTAATGGTGACATCAGATGGACTGGTGGCGCAACCCCAAATTATACGGTACTAGAATTACACAGATGGTTACAAGCTTTAGCAGATGATGAATCTTCAGCTGGTGATGATTTTGTAGATATTTCTAGATTAACACCTTCTGAAAGAAGTACAGATAACATTATTACATTATTAGGTACATATAACATTGATGATACAGTTGCACAACATTTATATGCTGGTTCAGTATCACAAAATGGTGGTAATGATTTATATTCTGGTTTAAGGGTGTTAGGTGCTGTTAACAACACTTTAACACAATTAGAAATTGTACAAAACAACACAATATTCACTGAATTCTGGGGTGACCAATCAACAGGTGGTTATAATGGTGATGCAGTATCAGGTATTTTAATGCGTGTAATGATTAAATCAAGAAGTGGTGGTACTGATATTGATGGTAAAAGAATTAGAGTACAAGCACGTCATTGGGGTGATACATATGATTTCTTCAACGTGACATTAGGACAAGGTGAAGCAGTAGCAGCGATTGGTACAACACCAGATGCACAAAATACAACTGCACAATCAGGTGTAACTGCATATTCACATGTGACTAATACAGAAGGATATCAAACAATTGATTTAAATAACGGTAATGGAGCACAACCATACTATTCTAAATGGACATTTGGAGCAGATACAGCTGGTGATGGGTTAAAATCTATCTGGGAATACACAAAAGATTTGACTGGTAATGGTACTGCTAAAACAATTCATGGTATAAACGGTGAATTATTTTTAGGGGTAACCCATTCATATACATATAATACTGAAACTGGTAATTCATTCATTGAAGATGATATAATTACATGGGGTGCTGGTGCAACTGCTGGTACTGGGTTATTATTAGCATTAAACGATGCTGGTACAACTGGTGATGTATATTTTCAACTATTAACTGGTGTAGCACCAACAAATGGTTTAACAATTAATAATGAAGCTGCTGATGGTACACATGATACTGTAGCAGTAACTTCTAGAACTGTACCAAAAATATTTGGTGGTTCATTCACAGGTACATGGATTGGTGCATTCGGTTTTGGTATTGATTCTGGTGATTTAACTGCTGCTGATACTATTCAAGATTTAGCTGGTGTTACTCAAACACCACCAAACAATGTAGTATTTACAGTATCTGGTTTAGTATCTGCTGAAGATAGGGTTCTAGTAGCACCGAGAAGTGCTGGTATTTTACAATTAGACCAAATGGCATCAACAACAGTAGTTTCTGGTGCATCAACTATTGTAATGCAAAGTGCAATTCCAATTGATACACCAGCTTCTGGTACTATCAGGGTATTAGGTGATGGTGGTGTTTATGATAGAATACCATATGATTCATATGCTGGTTCTACATTCACATTAACAACTTTTGCACCAGATGATGTGACTAATGGAGCAAATGCATTTGTATCATACATTGATAAAGATGCAGCAGCAGCTGCTGAATCATTCACAACAATTTTTAATGCATCTAGGGATTTATTTGTAAGGGTAAGAGATGGTAAAGCATCACCAATCAAAACATTTGAATCACAAGCTGTATTATCAAATACTGGTGGTTCAACTGTAGCATCAAGAATTACAGACGAATAAAAAAATTCAATAATAACAATACTATAAGGGTTTATGGGGGTAAAACCTCATAAACCTATAATTACATCAAACAACTATTTTAAATGGCAGTAGCTATAAATACATCTGGAACATATAAGGTTGTAAGGGTCAATAATGCTGATTCTATTACTGGCTGGGCACTTATAAAAATAGAAGGTGCTGGTGGTACACCATCAGTATTTGCTTCAGTTGGTACTATTGATTTAGTTAAAGAAGGTACTGATGCAGTAGCATCAATTGTAAATAAGCAAAGGGTTTACGTTTATCATACTACAGCAGCTGGTTTTGATTTTACAGCTTCTGGTTCTGGTGCTGGTTCAACTAAAGTACCTTCTGGTATATCTTATATATGGGCTGCATTTTTAGCTGCTGGTTCTGCATTAACAAAAGCTAATGGTGGTTTACAAATAGCACTAAGTGATGGTACTAATACATCATATTGGAATGTTGCTGGTAGTGACACATATTCTGGTGGTTTTATTAAATGGGCAATCTTAACATCAGTAACACCTAGTGAAACAAGTGGTACAGCTGCTGATTTAGGTGATATAACTAGAGTTGGTTTTGTATGTGATGTTGGTGGTACTACTACAAGGTTTGATAATATGGTTATTGATGCAATGGAAGTTGGTAATGGATTAACTTTTATAGGTACTACAACTAGCAATAAAATGTTCTTAGAATCACAAGCACAAGATGATGCTACAAAGATTGGTATTCTAAGTTTAGCCAATGGTATTATATTTTCACAAGGTAGTGTATTGTTCAGTGGTACAGATATGACATCTAATGGTGAAACACTTGTATTTACAGATACAATTGGTGATACATACACTTATAATTTTGATGTAACTGGTACAATAACTATGACAAATTCAATTGTTAATGGTTCTGGTAATGTTAATTATGATTTTAATACTTCTGGTGCAACTGCATTCACTATGAATGGTGGTTCATTAGGTGGTTTTAATTCATTATCTACTGGTTCTGGTCAAACTATGAACGGTATTGTATTTCAATCTGGTGGTGGTTCAACAATACCTAATACCATTTCTAATAGTTCTTTTAATCTATGTGGGTTAATTACACTTACAGGTACTTTAGATGGTTGTACTATAAATAGTAGTACATCATCTTCATCAGTTATTACAGCTGATTTAGAAGATATATCAAATTGTACATTTATTTCAGATGGTTCAAATCATGCTGTAGAATTAACTTCTATTGGTGGTGGTACTATGAACTGGGATAATACACTAACTAGTTATGTTGCTGCACCAGCAACAGGTGCAACTGGTAATGAAGCTATATATGTAAATGTTGGTTCTGGTACACTAACTATAAATGTATTAGCTGGTGCAACAACACCATCAATTAGAACTGCTGGTGCATCTGTAAATGTGGTATCTGGACTGGTGACAACCAAAGTAATTGTAAAAGATACTGCTGGTGCTGTAATACAAAATGCTAGGGTTTATTTAACAACATTAAGTGGTGGTACACTACCAGCTGATACTGTAATATTTAATAGTTTAACTGATGTTAATGGTGAAGTATCTGATACCCGTTCATTTGCTACAGACCAACCAGTTGATGGTTGGGTAAGAAAATCAACAATATCACCATTATATAAAACATCTAATCTAGTTGGGATAATAGATAGTGGTGCTGGATTAACTATCAATGTACAAATGATTGATGATGAATAAAGAAACTGAAGAAAGTATAGAATCAACTAGACATAATTATGCAGCATTAAAGCAGCTACATAGAATTGCAAATAATGAAAATGATAGATTAAATGATGATAATAATGCTTTAAAACAAGAAGTTAAAACATTAAAAGAAATTATAAATGCACAAACTAAACAGTTAACTGTATTTCAACAAATGGTAACTGAAGCATATACTACTTCTAATACTATTAAAACACAATATATAAACCAAATTCAATTATTACAAAGTGAATTAGATAGATTAAAAAATAATGATTAATGGCTATTACTATAGATTGGCAAAGCAAAATAATAAACGTACCAAAAGCAGATTTAACTTTAATTCAATCTACACCAGTAGAGATTAGAGAATTAAATCTTAACTCTTTTAGATTAACATTAAAAGATTTAGAAGATGATGAAGCTGGTATGGTTCATTTAGATACACATTCACATAATACTGAAGTATTACTAGGTGGTATTGTATATGCTAGGGTAATTGAAATTATCAATGGTTATACCATAACATTTGAAGATGGTCAATATTCTATAAATCTAGTTGGTGCTAATAGTAATGTTGGTGATGTTGTTAATCCTAATCAAGTATCAATTCGTTCAGCTAATTCAGCTGGGTTAATATCAAATTCTGCAATAGAATTTAGTTCATTTTCTGATGCAGTGACCATTGATAAAGATAATGTAACTGGGTATTCAACTGATGGTACAATATTCCCTACTGGAACTAGACAAACACCAGTAGATAACTTACCAGATTTACATTTAATAGCATCAACAAGGGGTTTAAATAGGATAAAAATCATTGGGAATATAATGTTAAGTAATGAAGCTGATTGGAATAGATTTGAATTTATAGGTGAATCAGCAACCAAAACATTAATTACTATTAATCCAGAAGCTACAGTAAGCAATTGTGAATTCTATGATGCAATTGTTACTGGTACATTAGATGGTAATTCACATATAGAAAGATGTGTTATTACAAATTTAAATGTAATTGATGGTTTTGTATTTCAATGTGCAATAGGTAATACAATCACATTAGCACCAAATGTTATAGCTAATATATTTAGTTGCTTCTCTACAGTACCAGGTGTTGAAACACCAGAAATTAATTTAGGTGGTTCAGGTGTTCTAGCAGTAAGAGATTATAACGGTGGTATGTTATTATCTAACTATGGTGGTTCTGGTTCACATAGTATTGATTTATCATCTGGGCAAGTAAAATTAGCATCAAGTATATCTGGTGGTACATTCGTTTTTAGGGGTGTTGGTAAATTAATAGAAGAAGATACAGGTAACCCAATATCATCTGGTATATGGAATAGTGGAGTTACTATAGTAAATGAACTATTAAATTCAGCTTCAATAAATACAATACTTGATTATGCTAATGCTGATGAAGTAAAAGAAGCTGATGGTACATTAACTAAATATAAATCTGGTACTAATGAAGTATTGGGTGATGCAAAAACCATTATAGAAAATTGTGATACTGGTGAAGCTAGTATAATCAAAAAAGTATAATGAGTTGGAATATATCAAGGTGGTTAGGTAAATGTGGTTGCAATATTTCAATTACACTATCAAGATGTATTAGATGTATTGATGATACTGTAGAAATAGAACTAATAGTTGGTGATTCACCTATTACCCTATCATACACATTTGAAAGCCTTTTAACGCCACTTTTAAGTACTAATAGTACAGTAAGTATAAAAGGTGATAATGATTCATTAATCACTATTGATTTAAGCTTAGATAGTGATGTATTAACTGAAGAAATGAAAGCTTCATTAATACAAATAATAACTACCAGTATTGGTAATATAACAATAGAAAATAATAATGATTCAACTATAACAGAACAACTAATAATAGAATCATTAATAGAAGAATTAAAAAATAATATAAGTAATCAAACTAATGATATTCAAACACAAACCAACATTGAAATCAATAGTGATAATAATTCAAACATAATTTAAAATGGGTAAAATATATAAAGGTCAAACTAAACTAAATCTACAAGTAACTGTAGGTACAGATATTACTGGTGGTAATGCAGTAATTAGATATGTAAAACCAGATGGTAATAAAGGTGAATTTTCAGCTTCAATACTATCTGCAACAACTGGTATAATAACATATGTACCAACTGATTCAACTGATTTAGATGTTGTAGGTACATGGGTATTCTGGGGTTATGTGACCTTCAGTGATTCTAGGGTTGCAGCTGGTGAACCATTTGAATTAATAATACATCAAGAAGGTACATAATGTATAAAATAATGATAGAAAATATAAAAGAAATATTACCATACCTAGGTACACTAGCTATTGCTATTACTGCATGGTATAAAGATTATATACTAATCAGATTAGGTATTAAGAAAAATAAAGTAGAATTAGAAGCTTCTGATATAGAAAATGTGAAAGCTAATCTAAGTATTTATAAAGATTTAATAGATGATATAGATTCAAGATATAAGCAAAGATTAGATGATATTGAAATCTCTTTTTCAAATACAATTGCAAAATTAAAAGGTGATATAGAATCACTACAAAGATTAAATGATGATTTATCAAAAATCATAACAAAACAACGTGCTAAAATTAAGTACTATCAAGATAAATATGGTTTAGATTAATCTAAATCAAGTACCCCAAATATTCCAAATAAATGGCAATAATTATTACATCAGCAGATACTGGTTATTTTATATATAATGATGTATCATATGCTAGAATATATCAACCACTGGTACAAGGTGAACTAGGTGTTGGTGTATATAATGTTAATGATGTTAAGCAACAATTGATTAATAGTAATCATTTCAGTGCATATACAATCAATAGTTTAACATATACATCACAAACTGAAACTATTAAAGCACTTCTAGATGTTGTATATCAAGCACCAGAACAAGTTATTAATAATACCCAGATTTCAAATTGGAATGGTGCATACAATGATACAATTACTAGTGCAACCATAACTGGGTCAACTTCAAAAACCTTAACATTAAATCAACAAGATGGTGGTACAATTACTGCAAACTTTACTGATGTATCTGGTACAGGTGATAATGATTATGTTGATTCAGCTTCATTTAATACTGGTAATGGTTTATTAACCTTAACAATGTTATCTGGTTCAACTGTAGAAGTTGATTTAGATGGTAGATACTTAGAATCTGGTGATAACATATCAGAACTAACTAATGATGTTGGATATATAACAGGGTTTACAGATACTAATACAAATGATAATGATTATACAACTGGTGCAACCTTCAACACTAGTACAGGTATATTAGAATTTTCTAGATTATCTGGCGGTACATTTAATGTTGATTTAGATGATAGATATTCATTAACTGGTCATACTCATGTTATAACAGATATAACTGATTTTACAGATAATAGTTCAAACTGGAATACTGCATATGGTTGGGGTGACCATTCAACTGAAGGTTATGAATTACAAAGTAATAAAGGTATTGCAAATGGTTATGCACCATTAGATTCTTCAACACTAATACCAGCAGCATATTTACCAGCAGTAGTTATTACTGAAACATTTGTTGTAACTGGTGAAACTGAACAACTAGCGTTATCAGCACAAACTGGTGATGTTGCTGTAAGAACTGATGAAAATAAATCATACATACTTCAAGGTACAGACCCATCAATATTGGGTGATTGGCAAGAATTATTATCACCAACTGATGCAGTATCTTCTGTAAATGGTTTATCTGGTGCAGTTACCCTTAATTTAGGTTTTACTTCTGGTGATTTAAGTATCACTGGTGGTAATACAGTTGATTTAGATACTAGATATTCTTTATTAGGTCATACACATGCAACTGATAATACTGATGATTATGTAGATACAATGAGTTTCAATACTGGTACAGGTGTATTAACTTTGAATATGTTATCTGGTGATACAGTTACAGAAGATTTAGATGGTAGATATTCATTAACTGGTCATACACATACATTTGCAGAAATAACATCAAAACCAACTACAATAGCTGGTTATGGTATTACTGATTATAATAGTTTATGGGATACTAGACTAGGTACAAAATCAACAACTGATTTATCAGAAGGTACAAATCTATATTATACTGATGGTAGAGTATCAACACTTGTAGATAAAGCTTTTATTGATGCATTAAATGTTGATGCTGATACTTTAGATACTATTAATTCAACACAATTCTTAAGAAGTGATGTAGCAGATAATAAAACATCAGGTAATCTTATTATGAATGATGGGATATCTTTAGCATTTGGTACATCTACTACTAGTAGATTTGCAGCATCAGCTGGTGATACCTATTGGGTAATAGAAACTGGTGATGTAATTTT